TTCATTGTCCGTTCAATGTGGGACATATCACGACAAGAGTGAATCTCTTGCAGTTGGTGGATGGTTATGTTGTTCCAATTCATAGTTTATGCAAAATAAAATGTTCCTGGTCTGTTGTGTTTTTTGCAATCAAGAGCCAACGCCAATGCCATAACGCAGTCATCGTGAAGTCCTTGTGGTGCGGTGTATCTCACGCCCGTTCTTGTGTACTCAAATTCAAAGTTCTCCATCTCCGAGCCTATCGGTTCTTCAGGGAAAAACACTTCCTTGTTTTGGACTGAGATGACCAAACCTTCAATGAGTTGTTGTTTGCTCTGTGATGTGAACTTAAACCCCTTAATTCTTGGATGACTGCGTTGTAATTGCTCAACAATAGGATCTCCCACACCTGTACTATCCACAAAGGCTGGAGTTACCCCAATCAATGAGGTGATTTTCGCCAATGTTTGTGACCAATCGGCTTGGAATCTGTCCACATATGCCACACAATTCATCGCATCCAAACCGATAATGACGGTATAATCCGAATACTTCGCCAAATCCACGCCCCAACTTACCACACTTTTGTTTGTGACGGGGTGATAACAACTCCGAATCGCATCAATCCCAAATGGATTTGTCTTGTCATCCGCTGGTTCAGCCAAATACAACTCATCAAAAACGTGTTTTGGTAGATCTCGTTTGGCTTGTTCAACCTCTTCCATTTTGAGGATGCCTTCTTTTACTGCATCGTAAGCGGTAATCTTAAAATATCTGTACTCACTCTCACCACTCCTCGCCCTTTCGCCCAACTTGTAAAACCAATTCTTCTTTCCTTTGACGTTTCCAATGAGTTTGCACTTGCCTTGTGTGGCGGTCAAGGTTGAACGCATTGCATACCACGACTCTTCTCTCATCCTTGATGCTTCGTCAATCACGGCAGCGTACACATCATCACCATACAAGTTGTCAGGCTTCTCACCCGACTTGAATTCAATCCTTGCTCCAGTTGGTAAGGTGAGCAATAACTTGGTTTCATTCGATTGGAAGAAGTTTTTGTCCGTGACTTGGGACTTCATCCTTCGGAAGGCAATCTCCGCTTGTTGGTATACGGGAGCAACCCACCAAACTGATTGATTGTCTTGACATTTCAAGGCTTGTTCAAATAGCCAAATGATGTGAGATGCGGTCTTTCCCGTTTTTGTACTCGCAGCAGTAATGGTAAAACGAGCATCACAATCAAGGATGTCTTTTTGGTAACTGGTAACAAATGGACGATTGTAGGTTATTTGCATAAACTTTGGTAGACCTGTAATCTCGTCAAGTTGTGGAGGTCAAGGTTGTGGTATGTCTCACAATAGATTTTGTTTGAACGCCCCATTGATTGACGAACAGAATGACCAGCATCAATCAACTTTTGGATAGATGCTTTCCAATTGTTTTGGGTGGCAAATATCACACCGTCATTTCCCTGATGGTACAGATATGGGTAAACTGCTGAACAGATGATGGGTATCCCATAGGCAGCGGCTTCCACAATCTTCAATTCACTTTTGCAGTTGTTGAATGTCGTGTTCTGCAATGGGGCAAGTACGAAGTCAAAGTGTTTGTACACCTCACCATATTCAAAGACCGATGTTCCCTGTACGATTTTGGCTTTCGGAATCAGTTTGACGATGTTGTTCCAATGCTCACTCGGAGTGTAACCGCAGATGTAGAACTCTACATCCATAGAATTGATGTCATCAGCGATGAGCTTTAAATCCTCCTCGTGTGTGATTCCACCAACCCAACCGATTTTCACTCGGTCATTCTTTTCCTTTGGTTGCTTCCATTGGTTGTGAGTGGTATCAAGGCAGTTCGGAACTATGTAGACGTTCTCGTTAATTGCTCTCACCTCGTTACCGAGTTTTTGCGTGGTGACAAACACGGCATCTGCGTAATTGATTGCATCCTTGATGGCGTTTTTGATTCCTTTGCGATATGCCCAATATGCCGGGTTGTATTTTGGAAGTACCCAATAATCATCCACATCAATCACGTAAGGTTTCCCAGCATCTGTGATTCGTTTGAGTACATCGTACTGATTCTTTCCAAGCCATCGTGAGAAGATGATGACGTCATAAGGAGCGAGATCAATAGTCATCCACTCTGCTTGTGACTGGCAGACATCAACCTCCGCTTCTCCGTTAATTTGCATCCGTAGATGGGGTGTGTATATGCGGTGATAAACAACACCATTGATTCCGTCTGTTAGTATTAAAAGTTTCATAGGTTTTTGAGTAGGTAATTGAAGGCTTGATTGGTCACGTAATCAAAGCCGTTGTTCACTGGTATCACATTGGGTGTGTTTGGACAAACCTCAAGCAATCGTTTCACCTTCATCTGTTCAGCGATAGCGTAGGTGCTTGACTGATTGCCGATGAATGCCTTCACGCTCCCCATAATCGTGGCCAACATCAACGCATCCGCACATTTGAGTAGCTCACAATCTAACTGCCATCGTTCGGTGAATGCAATGTACTCGGATTCGTAACCAAAAAAAATGCACTTGTGTTCTTTAAGTGGGAAATAATTGATGTCGTGATTCCGATAGCGTGAGGAGAAGTTTAAAAGGATATAATCCTCAAAGGATGGTATTGGTTCACTTGCCGTGATACAGGGGTTGTGAAGGTCTGTAATCAATTCGGGGTATACAAGGAAGTGATTCCGTCTCAAGTCACCAGCGGACAAATTCAATCCGTGCCTTCGGAACTTGTCAAAGTCATACACCACGTCTTGGTGATGATGCATATGAACCGCCTTGATGTATTCTTGGTGTTCCAGTAATGGCTTGATGTACTCGTATGAGTTTAGGTTCATACAATACCCACCACCGGGGTGATTCGGTGTTGAGTTCTGCTCACGGAATCCGATGTGAAAGTCAACCGCACCATTCAACTCTGCGACTCGTTTGGTTGCAGTTAGCGAATAGATTAGATCACCGATATGTCCTGACTGGATGACTCTCATTCGTTCGGGGTAACAGGGATGGGCATCCAATATGCCACGTCAATAATTGTGTTTGAATACTCCTCAACCCAAAGGTCATCAAAGTACCTTGCCAAAGTTATCAATCCGCTGGTTGTTGATACCAACTGAATGTCCTCGTCTTGTGGTGGGAGCTTGTCCTCACCTCTCCAACTTGCTCTCATCTAAATTCAATGTTATTGTGAAATTCTTGCTTTCTATTGTTTGGTCAATTGTTTCCTTTGGCTTTCCTTGTGACCTTGTGAGTAACATCTCAAGGTTGAAGAGTGAGTTGTTGTTGTGACCTTTCAACAACGCACCAGCAATTGTCCTTTCCATTATCGTGTACTCATCCCCTTTGTCAATCTTCTCGAGTTCTTTCCGTGATAACGTGAGCATTGCCAACATCGTATCTTCAACTTGCGATTTCGTATAGCCAATGTCCTTCATTTGGGTGATAAGTTTCTGCGGTCTGCCATTGCCGATTCTCCTTTCATCCTCCCCTTTTTTAAACGGTTTTAAGTTTTGTTCGTTTGCCATACTTCTCACATTTGTCTCACATTTATTTTGCCATTGACAATTTCTGTTCGTGAATGGATTTCAACCAATCCTTGTATTGTTTTTTATCACCGTATTTGATGTGATCTTCCCGACATAACGCCATCAAGTTTTCGATGTTGTCGGCTTCTTTGCTCCCTCCGATTCCACGAGCTTCGATGTGGTGAATGTCCACGGCTTGTTTACCACACACCTCGCAAGGTATGAAGTCACTAATGTCATATCCGAAATGGTTGAAATATGTCATTGTGTGTTTTTTCACTTTCTCCTTCTCTTTGGCTTCTGCTCATCATCGGCAAGTTGTGCTTTGGTGAGTGCGTCTTGTTGCTGGTTTGCCCATATCAAAAGTGAGTGCAATGCTTCGGTCACACACGTTGAGCAGTTTGGAAGATTACGTCCGAAGATTTCACGGTGTACGTTGTTCAGGATTGCCCCTTGCTCAGGTGTTGGTGCGAACACTTGTGTTTTCTTCCAAACATCGTAAAGGGGTTGGAGTGATAGTATGAATTCAATGTTGCTCATAGTTTGTAAAGTTCTTCAAGTACTTTGGTGTAAAATTCTTTTTCAGTCCATTTCTCTTTTGGGCTGAAGTCCTCGTATGAATCATAGACGTTTTTGTATGGTGATGCGAATTCAATTAATTCCTCAACGTGAATGATTGCACATTTCTTTGCATCGTCTTCCGATAGTGAGAATAGAACCTCATATTCTCCCGTTACCAGTTCAACCGATTCTGCGTTCACAAGCATAAACTTGTGATATATCATATTGGCTTTGTCTTTTGGAGTCATAGTAGTTCAATTTCTTTTTTAACGGCTTCCCAATACCACATTTTAAGGTTTGGGGTTTCTTTGTTTTCGATGTTATCAATGATTGATTCAACGGCAATCAATGCACATTGAATTCCCTCGTTGCGTTGTTGTAATCCAACCACGGTGAACTTATCAACCATCTCCTTTGCCTTTTGTTTAGCACTACT